TAGCTATTCTTCTTTATTTAATCATACTGCAGATAATAAAGCTCAAAACAAGGTAATTCTTTGGTATCTTGTCAACCTCTCTTATTATCAAGAAGATGAATCTGATAATCCAAAACCCTTTTTTAATGCAGAAGATTCCGAAGATAAGATAAATCAATACTATGATATTGATGAGAATGGTCATGAAATTTTTGATCTAGCAAAAGATAAATTAACTACATTTTTAAGTTTCTGGTATTATAGTGCGAATGCTACTAAGGAAGATTTTGACGAATTAAATGACGATATAAATTCTGGAAATGTATAAAGATGAATCTTTATCTTTATATAGAAGATCTTTTCGTGACATAGTAAAAGGTTATACCAAAAAAAGCTATCAAGGCGAAGTTTTTTTTATAAAGCATTTAACAACTCATGATCAAGTAGATCTTGAGGATATTGAAATAGACTTTTATAATAAAGCTAAAAAGAAGGGGCTGTCTACAGAAGAAGAAAGAATTGCATCTCTTAAGGAGGATGGATTGTGGTCGGATGAGGATGAAAAATTTATCGATTCTCAAACATCTTTTATAGAAAATTTAACAAGAACAAAAGCTCAATTAATTCTTAAATCTCAAATAGATCAACATCAAAAATTAATAGATACTGAGGTTCAGAAATTAAATAAAAAATTATCAGACAAGCAGGGGTTGATAGGGTCTACTTGTGAGGCATATGCAAAACAAAGAGTAAACGATTATTATATTGGTAAAAGTTTTTTTAAAGACGAAGAATTTACAGAGCCTTTGTATGAAGAAAATGATTTTTATGAATTATCTTATTCTGAAGTTGGGGAATTAGTAAAAATTCACAACGATCAATTCACTCAATTCTCAGAAGATAATATTCAAAAAATAATTTTGCAAGATTTCTTTTTTCCTTACATGCCTTTTTGCGAAGATACAGTTCAGTTTTTCGGGAAGTCTGTTTGTGAATTAACTCACAATCAATTAAAATTAATTCTTTTCACAAAAGTATTTAAAAATATTTTTGATAACAATGAAAATATTCCAGAGAATATAAGGAAAGATCCCGAAGCACTCTTAGATTTCGCTTCTTCTTCAAAGAAAGGTAAAGAGCATTTAGAAAAGCATCAAGAAAAAGGAGGAGCCAGCACTTTGGTAGGAGCTACATCTAAAGATTATGAATATATGGGCGTAAATGCGAGGGGAGGAAAATCTCTACATCAAGCCGCAAAAGAAAAAGGCGGCAGTTTAAATATGCAAGATTTAATGGATCTTTCTGGCTCTTAATTATTCAGGAGCATCTTTTCCAGCAACCTGTCTTGGTCCACCCCTATAAGATGTGTATCTTTGCAATAAGTCTCTTAGTGTGTAATCAGCATCTGCTGCGAAACTTGAATATGTTTTTGATGCGGTTACTTTTGTTGAAGGGCTTGCAAGCATAGCTTGCCTTCTTATATAACTATCTCCATCTCTTAATTCTGTCCAATCTGAAGTTACAATGCTTCCACTTCCGACAGACGAAGATGAACTAGATGTGCTTACCCCCATTAAAGCTTGTCTACCTAGCTTTGTATAATAATTTTTTAAGAAAACTTGTCTATATATAGCTTGCTCTTCAACCTCTAACCCTGGATTCTCTCCGCTATAACTTGAATGAATTAAAACATTCAATTCTCCAATATTGTGTTGAAGCCATCCTGAAATATAGCCTACTGATATGTCTCCTGTACTTGAATCAAAATCGTACTTAAAAATACCTGTGGCTAAATTCCCTATTTCATTCAGGGAGTTATCAAAATGATAATTTGAGTGCATTATCTTTACTTGCCGTTAAGGATGTCTATGATATCCTTTGCAAGTTTTGAGTTATGCTCAACAATTGGCTTTTCTACAGTATTCTGATATCTTCCCCCAGAATCTTTAGATCCAAATTTTGAAGCAAACTCTTTTTTTAATTTATTCTTTAAAGATGTTTTATTTCCTGAAGGAAAAACACTAGCCTTTACAGCCATTTCTTGAAGTTGTCTTAAATTAAGACCCTCTAACTTTTCTTCTAAATCCTCTGTTGTTTTTGCTCCAAAAGGATTTTTAGGCGGAGACAGTATTCCCTCAATGTCCATTGATAGCTTATGCTCGTCTTCGATCTTTCCATGAGCAAACTCAATTTCCTGTTTAGCTAACTTAGTCTTCCTTGTCTTTGTCGCCTTTTTAGTTGTAGATGCTGTAATTTGTTTTTTTCTTGGCATAATAAATTTCTCCTTTACTAGTTAATACACTTTTATAGTAATTTTTAGAAAAAAAAAATCCACCCAAAAGGTGGATTTTTTTAAAGTGATCTACTTCTAAGAATTAGACCTTCATGGAAAGGATTGCTCCGTCATTGATAACGGTGCGACCTTCTTCAAGCTCGGCATAGTAACCGATCTTCTTAGAACGAGCAACATATTGATCGTCAGCAGATACAGTCATTGTTGTGCCAGACTCAGCATCAACAGCTACTGCACGAAGCATAGACTCACGAGAGCGATCAAGACCGATAACGATATCATCGTTAGTGCCTCCTTTGGCATCGCAAAGACCAAGCTTGTTAGCAACCTTTGTGTATTTTTGTCCAGGTCCGAGTTCATAGATTTCCATGATGGAAATTCCGTAGAAATCAGGAAGACCAGCTTGATTGAACAATGCGGTCCTCATGTCATCGGTAGCCGCAATATTATCATGGGTTGCAGTTACTCCAGTACCAGCTGGGTTCTTTGTGTTGATGGGGTTGTAAGCCATCTCACGAAGATTCTGAACGATTTCTGGGGACACGATCAAGTCTGTCATTCCACGAGTACGCTCAGGTGTGCCACCACTCCATGAAGGATTGTTCCTTTTCATTTTGGTGAGCATTCTGTTGAAGTCATCAAGAAGGAATCTTCCGTTCTGAGTTACTGTCAAGGACAGTTTGGAAGTGTTGTCGGCGATTGTACCGAAAAGCAAGGATGCAGAAGCATTTTCTTGCTGGATCAAAACTTCTTGAGCCAAGCGAGTCATGCTTTTACTGACAACATCAAGACGAGAGCGAGAAGCATAACGTTTGTCGAAATCAATAGCACTTTCGAGACGGTATGTTGCAAGCTTCAACTCGCTATGAGTTGGAGTTACATGACTTGATGGCAAACCTCCAGGAGCATTAGTGCTGTACACCTTGATGTACTCATCGTCAGTTACATCATAGTAAAGGTCGAGAGGAATGCTTGGGTTGTCATCAGCTTGAAACTGAAATGGAGAAAATAGATTGCTAAGGGTTGGAGCATTATCTACAACTTCAGAAAGTACTGGACCGATGAATTCTGCCAATGCTTGCTGAGCTTCGTATGCAACAGCTCTATCTCTAGAAGCCATAGCCTTTACCAGTTCTACTTGCTCTTCTGTTCTTTTTAATGTAATCTTCATTTTAAATCTTTCTTTTTTTAAATGTTTACGTTTAGCAATCGAGCTTAATTACATAGTAGTTGCCTGATTGTTGATCAGCATTGATTCCACCGTAGTTATCGTCTTTATTTCCTCCACGAAAACCAGTTGCAAGAACTTGACCGATGATATCTTTTTCGTTAGAGCTGCCAACATGAACCTTTGCAAATTTTCCTACATTCGAGGATCCCGCTGCTTGACCAACACGGTCTCCAGGAGTTAAGACTCCGTTAACTGCATTAGCTCCCACTGTAATCACTCCCTTAGTAAGCACTGGTACAGTTTGTCCAGAAAGAACTGCTTGAAGCTCGTCTTTCTTTACGGGATTGAAAAGAAGACTTTCGCCATTCTCGTCAACAGCCAATGTTTGGCGAAGTGTTACACCAAGGATAGCATTACCAGAAGCAGCTGGTGCAACCTTAAGTGGATTTGTTGGATAAGGGTTACGTCCGACTGGAGAATTATAAGAAGCCATATAGCGGCTGTCTTCTCCTACTGAAATAACATCGTTTTCTGTCAGGTTCCCGTCTTGAACTTGAACCAGAACTCCGTCAGCGTTAATTCCGTCGTCATTTGGATTCATAAGCTTAAGGGAAGTGCTGAGTCCGTCAGCATCCAAAGCATACAAATTGATGACGTCGTTTTCGTCGTATTGTCTAAAAGGTAATAGTCTGTGTGCCATGATTTTTAATATTTAATTGTGATAGATTCTTTGTTGAATGCTTGTTGAAATTTATCTCTAAGAGATAATTCTTGCTCGATAGATTCTCCATTGTTAGATGGAATTTCTTCCGAAGATGCTTCGACATTGTCGAGAGCTTCTTCAGTTACATCTTCTTCAACAACTTCTTCTGTAGATTCGGTTGTTTCAGTTGAGGATGCTTCGATTTTCTTCAATACTTCAGCTTCAACTTTTTCGTTAAAAGCTTTTTCTTGTTCTGCAAGAAATTCTTTGCTTTTATGCTTATAAATAACAGACATTCTTTCTTGATAGGAGGCAAATGCTTCTTCGGTTTCTTCTACATTCTTAAGATCTTCTGCGATGATCTTGCGATCTTCGTCAGTCAACTCGTAAGAAGAATCTAAAGCTTCCATCCTATTGTTAAAGACTTGAATTGATTTAGCGGCTTTTTGTTCTGCTTCAATTTCTGATAGTTTTGTCTGAGATGCTGCAAGTTGCTCTTCTAGCTCTTTAAGTTTTTGGTCGGCCTCTTCCTTAGCTTTGGCGACATCTTCTTTTTGAGCTTCGAGTTCAGCTTTCTCTTTTACAAAAGAATCACTTCTCTCTCTAATAGCATCAGATACTACCTTTGCTATGTTAGCTACAGCCTCTTCAGAAAACTTATCTGAAGTGGAAGCTTCAATTGTTTCCTTGAGTTCTTTGATTAGATCTTTCATTTCCATAGTTTTTGAATTTGAATATTTCTTGGCTTTGTCTGAAATTACATGTGTTTTTTCTATATGTGAAACATTTTTTTTATAATTTTTTATTTTTTTTAAAAAATCTTCAGTGTTTACTTCTATCTTCTCTAAATATTCAGAGTTTATTTCTTCTGTTTCTTCTTCTTTTTTTTTATCGTCATTTAAATAAATACCTTTGACGTCTGCGGCTGGATTTGCGGTAAACCCAATTCCCAGCGGATAAACATCACCTGATACCAATCTATAAATTTCAGAACCATCTTTTGTTCTTCCTTCTCCACCAAAAGCTTTTAGATATGATTTCATTTCCTCTATCTGATCTGGATCTTCAATTATTTCTGCTTCATTTAGGTTTTTACTTCCTACAGCTATTAAGTAATCATTAAATCCTATTTCCCAGCTAGCAGAAACAGCTCCGTACATTTCATCTTTTTTATCTGCAGACTTTTCAACTAAATTTGCAAAGTCTTTATTAACTACTTTATATACGACAGCCCCCAATGCGATATTAAAAGGTCCAGTTTCATTTTTTAGTTCGCTAGCTTCAATCAATTCATTTGTTCCATATTTACTAAAAGCGGAGGAAACAATATGACCTACTACTTTTTCTTTCTTATGTTCTATATTTGTGGGTTTGTGAATAAAATAATCAGATACAGCTAATGCGGTCTCTGTATTTATTCCATCATGGTTTTTATTAAATTTATTTACAACTGCGGCATTAAATGCCACCGCAAGCAAATCTATATTAGCATCGAAATTTAAATCAGGGGCTAAAGATGAAAGCTCATCTAGAGATGCGTTTGATATAGATGATTCAGAAAAAGAAGATGAGCCGACTATTTCGCTAGTAAATTTAGCCTTATACTTGAAAGATTTTCCCATGATAATATCATTACACTAATAAAACTCATTTTGAGAAATTTTTAGTATGATACAAAAGGGCAGAAGGATATGTTTCAAGTTTATGCTTTTCAGATATTTCGACAATTTTTGGGATAATTGATATCTCTTCAATTTTATCGAAATTTTTAATACAGCTTGTAGCGGTTCTTTTCCATGTAGATTTTTCTTTTCCAAGGACGATTGACTTACATAATTCTAAAGCTAAATTCTTTTGCTGTTCGTTTAATTCTTTGGCACTAGACTTATTTAACATTTTTTGGCTAATGTGTTTTTCTAGAGATTCAATTTCATAAATGACAGATTGAATGTCTTTTCTTGAATATACATCTGAAGCAGTCGCTTGTTTTGGTATGCCTCTACTGCCGTAAGGTCTTCCAGCTTTTCTTTGCCCGACCTTTTTCCCTCCAGTTGGGCTGCCTCCACCTGGAGGAGTCCCGTCTATAACTCCGTCATCGTCTTCGTCTATCATAGGAACTCCGCCGACAAGAGGATTGTACATTCCATCTTTTCTTTCTTCGATGTATTTTCTTTGAGCAGGACCTATCTCTTCTGGATTAGGGTAAATTCCTGTTTTGATGGCATTAATACCTTGTTCGGGAGTAAGTATGCCAACTTCCAGCAATCTAGTAACAACTCTTTGTAAGGCTATTTCATCCTTAATATCTATTTCTTCAAATTTTGCCCTGGGATAAACCTTAAAGCCTAGTTGTTTACAAACAGCTTTTATTTGAGGCTGTAAAAAATTGTGAACAAAACACTGTCTAGCTTCTTTCAATCTTTCTAGAAAAATCTCAGCTTTGACTTGTGTGTTTTTATATTTCTCGTCTCCAACAATAACATTTTGCAAACCTTGTCTTATATCTTCGTTTACAATTTCGTATTTTTCAGGTCCAATTACCTTACCAATATCTGGTAATATAAATTCAGCTTTAGTTGTATAATCTGCGACTAACACTCTTCCAACACTTTCATTTTGAAAAAGAGATTGCATCGCTTTTAAGTTATTAGGATTGATTCCACCTTTATCTGGATCTGTTCCCATTGTTATCAATAGTATAACATTTTCAATAGTTCTACTAATTGCTTGGTCAACTTTTTTCAATTCCATTTTCCAGTTGATATCGTCTAGTACAGGAAAACCAAAAGGAATCGCAAAAGGTTCGTAATCTTGTTTTTTATAAAATGAATGAAGAAGTTTTTCGGAATCTAGATCCATTGATATTCCGTCTCCAGACCAACCACCTTCTTTTATTCTTTTCTGAACATCTACTGGTAAACTCTGAAATATTTCTCTATCGTCATCAGTCTTTGGGTTCTGAAGTCTTTCTAATTCGTACTCTGATAATATTTTTTTGTACGCATTTATTTTAAATGTTGTACTTCTTGTTGCTATTATGTCGTAAGGGTTTAAAAGTATGTATCTTATTGGAATCTTATTGTCTGCAGCTAAAGATGTTAAAACTCTTGATCCATAAATTTTATTCATTTTGGCAAAGTCGTTTGAATTAAACTTGCCATCTAATCTATAAAGAAATACATTTCCAGATCTATAATACTCTCTAAAGAATTGATCTTTTAAATTCCATAGATTTATTTTCGAAAACCATTTTTCTATAAAATTTCTTGAAGCCTCATTGCCTCCCTCTATGTATATCGGCGAGTTAGCTAGTTCAGCCATTATATCTATAGCATTTCTAAATATAGGTACATTAGCATATGCTTTTTGACATAGCTCTATAGCTTCTCTAACATTAACTCCATCCGCAGAAACTTCATAAGGCAACATTCCTTGCCTTATATTTGCGAATCTGTAATTTTTATTTCTACTTGAAATTACATTTCTTCTCCTGGATGTAGAGGATCCAGACCCATTTCTTGAATAGCCAGAAGTATAAGAACTTGCATTTGCTACATAAAAGCTTTCTCCTGCGGAGGCTGGCTCGACCCCTTCGGACTCTTCTTTCGATGAAGGGATTGATCCTTTTGATGTAAATTTATTCCAATATTCTGATTTCTTATTATACTTTCTTGGCATACAATATAGTACACCTAATAAGCTAAAAGTCTAAATAAAAGTCAAAGTAAAGTTGAAAGTTGACTTTTGTGACCCTCTTTTATAATCTCAGGATTTTGCTTTAAAGTTTGAGCTGTTATTAGGTCTTTAATTCTTGTTGTAGACCATCCATGTGATCGTGTTGTATATATAACTTTTGGCGGTAGGTCATCTCCAGTAAAAGGTTTGCCAATATAATCTTCTCCAAGAATTCTTATATCAGGCTTCCAGAACTTTATTAATTCTACAAGCTCTTCTTCTGTTTGGTACATATATACTTCATCAATGTATTTAATAGACATTAATGTTTTATACCTTTCATATAAAGGTACTACGGGTTTGTATTTGGTGTACCTGGTTTCAGAAGGATCTCTTTGCAAAAATATCATAAACTTATCACAGTGCTTTTTAGCTTCCTCAAAAGTATAAATATATCCTGGATGCAGTAAATCGAAATTACCCGCTGTAAAACCTATTATTTGTTTATTCATTTTATAAACATTGGAGAGAAGCCTTGGAAAACTTGCTCGGCTTTAGAATTCATAATATCATAGTAAATTTTAATCATCCAATTTCCAAGAACTAATGCTGAATAAGAATCTTTTCTGGCTTTGTTTGGTCCTGATGTTCTTTTCAGACTATCTGGCAAATCAAAAGTTTGGTTGCCTTGTGGAGAAGTTTTAATTTGTATTAAGGAGCATTCGGCTTTTGCGAGAGATATCATATCTTGTTGATGTTCTATAAAATCTATCATCCTCGCCCCTTTGCTTTGCTTTTCTTCTATTTCTGCATGATTTGAAAACTTTATTTCATTAATTGGGATGTTTTGTTTTATTTGTAAATGATAATGATCATCTATTGCTCTTGACCCGAACCATATTTTTTTATGGTCTAAATTTGCCTGCAATAGTTCGTTAGCTCTCCTTATCCACTGGCTTGTTGGCTTTCTTAATATACAATATTTTTTATCTGTTATATTATAATCTCTTTTAGCTTGAATCAATTCTTTCCCATAATCTTCAGGTTTATCAAATTCTTGAGAAAGCATTTTTATTTTAATGTTAGAGTTTTTAAATAAACTACTTTCATTGCATGCATTTATAAATTGAACACCGCCATTATAGTCTCCAACTATCCCTACTATATTAAAACTATTTAATAAGTAATGAAAATACTTTATATGATGCTTTAGGTTGGTTCC